AAAGCAATCCCAAGTGCTTCAACTTCTTTTGCTCTATGTCCTGTTAAATCTGCTTTTGCATGAAGATTTATTATTTCTTGTGCACCATTTACTGTGCTACGAATAACCCCATATAAACTAGTAAAACCTAATGTTAGTCCTGCAATTTTAGACCCCCAACCAACAAACTTATTAAAAAATGAATCTGCTTTTGTTCCTGCTTTTGCAAAAGACATGTCAACTTTATCCATCTGCTTGGTTAATTTATCCATACCGTCAAGCAGTTTATCTATGCCTTCCGTCACAAAATTTATGGTAAAGGTGTCTAATTCGTTCATTTTTTACTTTCCGCCATTTTCATACTTTTCCATTCATTGAACTTTGGTATTATATATGCTTCATACATATCTAACGCATCTTCCAATGAATATATTGTTCTCAACTCGTTCAATGTCGCCAACCGATTAGCAACAAGACATCCAATCAACCCACCTATATTTTGATAATCTTTTGCCTTGTTGCCACCATCATCTACTTGATTTAAAAAATTTAATGGTTTTCGGGTGACGAAGAACCGAAATTTACAGCCACCGCCTTTTGTTGTAATTCTAACAGGGCTGTCGCACTCTTAATATGTTGGTCTATTATTCCTTTGTTGTCTAACGCCACTTTTCGCCCATCATCCAACACTACTTCAACATATTTTAACAACATATAATTGCACTTCGATAATTCATCTGCATCTTGCTTTTCCAACGCCAATCTATACTTTATCGCAAAATCATACGCTACTGTCGCTGGTGCTTTGTGTACAATAAATGTTGCTTCATCTATCTGTATTTCTTCGCCTTCACCAAAAACCATTTTATGCTCCTTTTTTTATGTTAGTTTATGTTGTTTTCAAAGACAAAACTAAACGCACGACTTTTAGCACGCCCATTAGAACTATAATCCTGTACTGGTTTTCCTGCTACAATATAGCCGTTCGTTAACATTGATATACTTCCATCTGGATGTTCCACAGACATCGTAATCAAATCTTTACTCGCAACTTTATTCTTTTGTGTAATGTTTAACTTAAACAGATTTTCCAGATTATCACAATCTTCTGTTCCCGGAATCACATTTAAGGTCACATTACATGGTGTCGCTGTCCGCCATACCACCAAATCCCCATTTACGCCCATCCCAGATTGCATAATTGTCATATCTGGCACATTCACACTATCGCCATCATCGGCAAATTGTGTGACCGTAAAACCAACTGGATAACTAGGAACGGCAACTATCGTCACCTTTAAACCCATCGCTGATACATCTACTGCCATTTTATTTTTCCTTTCTTTCTATGGGCTAGTTTCCTAGCCCTTTGTTATTAAATCAAAATATCTCTTCCATCAACATAGTTAATTGTATCGCCCTTGCTATATACGAACAAGAATGAAATCTTGTATTTTGTCATACCATATTCTTCATACTGTTCTACTTCCGCACTTAAACGATAACCACTATTCTGGACAGCAATCCAGCCATCTTCATCACCAGTTATTGTGGTGATATATGCTTTTTGCAACCCTGTCAATTCTTTTCCTGCCAAAACAACACCATTTGACAATGCTAAATTAACCGTTTCCATCAATGCTGACATCACCAAAGATTTACCAGTATTATTCGCTGGCAAAGAATCTAATCCCATACGCAGATTCAATATATCAGTAATAAACGCATCTTTTAACCATGCTTCATTAGCATATACTGTCATACTTGGAATAGAACCTTGCAAAACCCCATCTTGATAGAACGATACCGCTTGTCCTGCCTGTTGTGTTGTTCCATAGTAATTAATACGTAATGGGTCATATATAAAACGAGCAGAATTTGTATTAACACTAGGTGTCACACCGTCAAACTGTTTATAGAACACATCCATTGTTGAATTTGGCTTTGTATAATCAACAGCCGCAAAAGCACTCATTGGCATAAATTCTGCATGTTCATTATGCAAATCTAATGTTAATGCTACACCATCATAATCTTTAACAGCAGATTGAATAGAACTATAATTGCTTTCTGTTAATGGCACAGAATACATATATTTAACATTTTGACTATCTGTCCATTTCGCAATAGCAGTAATATCAGATACTGTCAATGTATCTAAAAAGCAGAACGAGAAGAAATTATTAGATAATTCAGCACTTTCAGAAATAGTTTCTAACGCTGTTTTACCTTCACTCGCTTCACTTAATATTGCTTTGCTTTCTGTCATTCCTAACGCTTCTGCAACCGTTCCTGTCGCATAACTTAAATTACTTGAACTGCTGATAACAAATCTTTTATTAACAGCATCATAAATAACGGAATCAACAGAACCATCAAACACTGTTTCTAACAATGTTGCCACATCAGCAAAAGATTCCGCAGATGATAAATTAATATCTGTTAATTCAACATCATTTTCACCTACTGTAATATTAAATGTTCCAGCAGTAATTGCTTGTAATACATCTAATTTAGAAGCAGATACAGCACCAATCAATGTTGAATTTGTTGCCACACCACCATTATATCTCGCAAAAGATAACTTTTGTGGCTCTGTATTAGCCGCTGTGCTAAAACTAAAATATTTATTCGCAAAAGTATATTCATCACTTGTAATTCCAAAATAATCGGCAATAGCCGCCAAAGCAGTTGTTTTACCACCGCTAAATTCTAATACACGATTAACTGGAACTAAATAATTACTGGTGAATACACGCCCCATCAAATCCCTTTGATTAACAGCAGAACCGCCACCAATGGAACTGACAATGTTTATATATTTACTTTGTGATATTGCCATTTTTTATTCCTTTCTTTCCTTTCTTGAATATTACCGTATTATTGTTTTTTTTTCAATAACTAAACACGATACATATTCATATCAATATCATCCACAGAATTAATCCCTTTTGTTAATGTTTGTTCCACCACCAAAATAAAATCAAACTGTGGCATTTTTTCTTTTAATCCAGAATCAGTTTCAAAATCTAACTCACGAATACTCGTGGACTTTATTAACTGCATCCAATCCGAATTAAAATAATTCTTACCATCTATCGCACCGTTGCTATTTAAACAACCTTGCAATAATGCTATTATGTCGCTACTGGTGATTGTTTCCACACCATCAGTATCTACATCCCTTTGCTTAAATCCACTTACCTGTATTAAATATTCTTCATACCATACAGACACATCTTGCCAACTGCCATCTACTAATACACTTTTTACACCTTGTGTGCCAATTCTACGCTTGCTTATTATATCATGATATATGCTATTATTCTGTAATTCTTGAACCGTTGGCTGATTACTACGCAATACTTGCCACCCTTCAATACCTAAATCTGACAACATTTCATTTAATGCTGTCTGTATCTTTGCTATAATAGCATTTTGATTATGAAAACCACTAGTGACTATTGCCATAATTCTTTGCCCTTTTAACTAATATTCTATTCCAATCTTGGTCTGGATAATCTACCCATATATCAGCACGAAAGATATTATATATCTGCCCATCTGACCCTATTATTATATCATTACTCTGTATTTTCGCAATACTAACTGCATTACCATGTAAAAATACCGTATATATATCACCAGTATTCGCAATTCCTAACTTATATAATGTATCTTGGTCTGTTGGCTGTATTGACCCTTCAACAGTTATAGAATCATAATATGTATTAATTTGATAACCTAAATGATTAACAGCAACACCTTTAAACTTCTTATAGGTGACTTTCTGCTTTGGTATTATCTTTAACGCATGTTTTAATACATTTATCATTTTTTAGACCTTTCTTCCGCTTGGTATCTTACACTATTTAACATTAAATGGGTATCTCTTAATGGTGCATTAAATCCTTTTCTCTTAATTGTGCTTGGTGCATTAGGTGGCTCATTTGTATTTATTATCTGTTCTTGTATTAAACCTTTAACATATTCACCAAACCTTTCTAATACAATCATTGTATCTTGATTATCTCTTATTGCCTGTCTATATTGCTTGTGTAAAGTATTTGTTAAATCTGTTTTGTGTGCAAATACAGCAGGTCGCATAAACGGTCTTGCTGGCACACCAGCACCAAATTCATTATATCTAGCAACTTCCGCAACACTCTTACCACCATCATATCTGCTATCTGGGAAAAAACCTACTCTTACAACACCTTGCTTTAACAAATGTGTATTGTAATTCCTTTTTTTTCTTGTCACAGTTATCATATTTCCCATTATCTTATTCCCCATGCTGGACATCCGACATAATGAACTGGTGTTGGACAATTTGCTACTAATAACGCCCAATATTGTTGTCCATACCCTGTACTATTTATCCATTGTTCAAACGCATTTTTAGCAATAGGTGCTTGTAATGATACAGATACTCCACCCACACTAGCAGATGTTTCAAAACCTGTCACACTACCACTACCTGTACTTTCATGTGTTGTTGGGTCAATATTACTTAATGTAATTAAGTGTGCTGTCATTAATTCTATCAACAATATACGAACAGCAGGTTTTACCCTAAAATTCTTTGTGGAACAATATGCTTCCGCCATAGTTATAAATCTTTGAACCAAAGCATCAGGATAATCCGCTACTTGAAACTCTGGAAAACTACCACGAAAATCATTAATACTTACTACTACTTCTGACATATTGTTTCCTTTTATTAAAAATGCGGGTCGGGCTTCTTTACCCATAACCCGCAAAACAACCTTTCTTTTACTTATACGGTCTTATTCTTTTTCTAATTTTTTACCATCATCTGGCTTTTCATCTGCACCTACAATCGGTGGTGTTATACCTGCTTCTTCAAAATCTTTTGCAGTTAATTGAGCACCTTTGTCCTTTTTTGTGCGTTTTTTCGCCTTTTCATTGGCTTTCTTTTCACTTTCTACGATTTCATAAGACCCATTTTCAACCTTTTCATTAAATAATGATTGGGTTTTTAAAAACTCTAACTCTTCTTTACTTACTTCTGTCACAACCCCATTTGGTGTTTCCATTGTCTTTTTATTAATAACATACGCACCACCATTAATTACAACAGAACCTTTAACATCAACACCTGTTTTCGTTTTCACATAACGTGGAAATTCTACACTTGCTGATTCTCTTGATATAATATACATTTTATGCTCCTTTTTAATTGGCAGGGCTGTTTATGCTAGCAAATGGTGGGGACAGCCCTTTAACCCCAAACTAGATGGGCGAACCCCGAAACGTCAGGGTTGCCTATCTTTACACAGTGATTAACAACCT